TATATGCAGAACTTCCATATAGAATTGCATACCCAGAACTATATCAATCAAGATTAAATAAGTTCAAGTCTATTCATGATTTACAAAATATTTCTATTAACTTTACAAAAAATAAAATAAATGCAATAAAAAAATATAACTCACAGATAATTTATGCAAGCAATCCATCAATAATAAATGAAGATTTAATTAATGAACTTATTGTAGAAGAAAAACTTTGGAAGGTATTAAATTGATTAGTGCATACCTTTACTCTCATGATGGACAAGACTATGCAAATGACAAATGGGACTATGGCTTGTTAAAAGAAGTATTTGATAAGTATGAAGTAGATCAAATTAAAGTAACTTCTATCCCCAAAGCAGATCGTGGTTTTGTAGTAGTTCCTGGACCTCAAAACCTTGGTCATGAAGAAGATATTAATACTCAAATACAAAACCTTTCAAGAGTTGTTTTATTTATTACGGGGGATGAAGAGGGTAGGTTTAATATAAGTAAGATTAATCATTCTAATATTGAAATATGGATTCAATACCCTCACGAACAGCACAAACAGTATAATAAATTACCTATTGGTGTGCCACAACATTTAAAGAAGTTTACCCCCGAATATCCTTCTAAGGATATTGACTTATATTTTGGTGGACAAATAACACATTCAAGAAGACAACAGTTAGCCAAGGCTATGCATCACCAACCAAATGCTCTTTTTAAGCCTACAGCAGGGTTTGCACAGGGTGATAGTCCATCAGACTACTACCGCATACTATCAAGCGCTAAGATCGCTCCAGCACCCTCTGGTGCCGTAGTTATAGATTCATTTAGATTTTTTGAAGCAATAGAAATGCTATGTCTTCCAATAGGAGACAATGTTGATCCAAACGGTAATGATGTAGATTTTTATAATATTTTATTTGGATATGAAATTCCTGTAAGGCTTGTTTCTAATTGGGCTGATCTGCGTTTTCTTGTTCCTGAGTTATTGGGTCAATACCCTCAGAATATGCACAGTGTGGTATGCTGGTGGATAAAATATAAAAGAGATCTTGGAATAAAAATTATGAGGCAAATAAATGAATAAGAATGATGTAACTATTATACTTGCTACATCTGTTTTACCAAGCCATCCAGACACACACATAATTGATGAAACTATTAATTCTCTTAGAGTTCATTTTCCTAAAAATGAAATAATAATGCAGATAGATGGATTAAGAAAAGAACAAATAGATCGTGAAAATGATTACAATGAATATAAAAATAGAATTCTTTGGAAATGTTTGCATGAGTATAACAACGTTCTTCCAATAATTTTTGATAAACATAGTCATCAAAGCACTATGATGCGTAAAACTATTAATGAAATTCAAACATCATTGCTTCTTTATGTTGAGGGTGATACGCCATTAACTCCAGACGAGCCAATTGATTGGCAAAAGTGTCTTGATTTAATTGAATATGAAAAAGCAAATACTATTCGTTTTCATTTTGAAGCAGTGATACCAGATCCACATAAGCATTTAATGTTTGGAATTGAAGATGGATTTATGAAAACTTCTCAATGGAGCCAAAGACCACACCTTAGCAAGGTTTCATATTACAGAGATGTAATCCTTCCTCCACTTGAAGATAAAGTGTTTATTGAAGATACAACTCATGGAAGAATACAAGACGATATTTCTCCATATAATAATTTTAATAAAGAAGGTTGGGATAAACATAAATTATGGATATACCATCCAGAAGGAAATATTAAAAGGTCTTATCATTTAGATGGTCGTGAAGGTGGAAGAAAGTTTACTTCAGATGATAATGTTTGGTTTAAAAAACAATGAGAGTAGGAATTATAGCCAGATCAGATAACACTGGTCTTGGAAATCAAACAAAAGAACTTGTTGATATGTTAAATCCAAGCATCATATTATTAATTGACTCAACTCCATTTAATAAGAATAAACAACATCCAGAATGGTATAAGGATTATAATTGCATCAAGTCAACTGGATTTCCAAGCCTTCAACAAATTAAACTATTTCTTAATCAAGTTGATGTTGTTATTAGTTGTGAAACATTTTACGACCAAAACTTTGTAAAATATGCACAAAGACGTGGTGTAAAAACTATCCTTCAGTATAACTATGAACTATTTGGTAATCTTGCATCGCCAAACCTTCCACTCCCAAACATTCTTTTATCTCCAAGCGTTTGGCATATTGATCATGTAAACAAACTCTTTGGTAAGCAATCAACAGTAATGCATTTACCGCCACCAACAAATCCATCAATTTTTTCAGGGGCTAAAGAAATAAACATGTCTAAAGATCATAATAGAATACTTCACATTGCTGGTAAGAAAGCAGCAAAGGATAGAAATGGTACGGATACTGTACTTGAAATGCTTAAATATTCTAAGGCAGACTATGAATTAGTCATAAGAAGCCAGAGTGAGATAGAGACAGACGTAAAGGATTCAAGGCTTACAATTGAAATAGGCAATCCTGACAATAGGGAGGATATGTATAGTGGGTTTGATGCTATGGTGCTTCCTAGACGTTATGCTGGTCTTTGCTTGCCTATGAATGAGGCTCTTATGAGTGCCCTGCCAGTTTTCATGACTGACATAGCACCTAATAATTATATTTTACCAAAAGAGTGGTTAGTTGAATCATCATTAATTAGTTTGTTTAGAACAAAAGTTAGAATTGAATTGTTTGAAGCAAACAGAGAAAAACTAGCAAATCAAATTGATGAATATGTAAATAATAAAAATAAAAATGATTATAAAGAAAGAGCCTATCAAATAGGCATTGATAATTTTAGTCCAGAGAACCTTCTTAATAAATACCTAGAAGTTATTTCTCATATCTAGTTTTTGTTATAAACTGATTTCTAAGTATATTATCTAAGATTAGATCAAATGATGTATCTGCGCTGGAAAGATATATATGCTCTTCCTTTTTTAAATTGTATGATTTTAAAACTAAAGGGCCTTTTGTATAAACCTTAACATCTTCCATCTCTTTTCCTCCAACATTAAATAGATTCCCATAAACAGATCTCCATAAAAATTGGTCTTGATTCTTTAATACTTCTTTTAGTTTTTCTTTTTCCATCATCATGGGAACGTGAAGTTCATAATCTAAAGCATCTTCAATTCCCAAAGAAAGAACTTTTTTATATGTTGCAAAAAGTTTTCTTGTATATCCAGAGTTTGAATTTATTTTTTGATATAGGTTTATTTTTTCTAAAAGTAAACCACCATGATAGTTATCTATACTGTCTATCTTTTTTATGATATAAAAATCATCATTCATTAAAACAAAAGATTCTGATATTTCTTCTGACTCTGTAATGGCTTTTAAGTTATATAATGCATTTTTATACTTAGTTAGTGCTTGAGCAACCTTTATATAGTTTCCAACATACCAGTCTGGTTTACCACCAACAACCCAAATATTTGAGTCTGGGAAACTTTCAACTACAGACCTAATTGAATATCTTAGTTCCTCATTGATTCCATCTTTACATATATATACAAAGTCCATGTTTCCTCATTATAAAAATTAAGAAAGGCGAACTTATTTTAAGTAAATTCGCCCTTCCTAATTAACTAACTACTTCTTTTTAGCAGCAGCCTTTTTCTTTTTTGGTGCACTCTTAACAGGCACAATCTTACTAAGAGCATCTGAAATTGCTCCTGTGTCTGGCAGTACGCCAAAAGCCTTGTCATTAGGATTGAGTGCTCTCAATGCAACTGGTGCAAGGGCAGCAACTAATGCAGCCCAAAGATCTTTAGGATCTGTTACGCCAGCCATGTAAAGTGCAATAACTGATCCAAGAACAGATCGTCCATATGATGCAAGCATTGCCTTTGTTTTATCGTTTAGTATGTTATTCATTATTCCTCCTAGGATATAATTCGTGTTATCGTTGTAAAGCCAATCCATAGACCAATAATTCCTGCGACTCCCGCAAAAACTGGTGGTGCTGGAACTGGCAATTTGAATGCTGCGAACACGACACCGCACCCAAAACCTGTTAGTATAGAAAAAAATATTTCTTTCA